TAATGAGTACTTTGATGTAAATATGAAGCTGTTTAAAATGTGTAGCAATATCAATGCTTTTATCAACCAGAAACCTACGGAAATGAGAGAATTTTTGTTCCAATTTGTCGGTAAAATATCAGACATTGATTTTGCAAGTAGTAATTCTGAATTACATGAACTTGTTCCTTTGCTTGAAAAATACAAAGCAGATGAAATTCGGGCTATGAATCAGAAAGTAAAGAGTGATTACAACACAAATTCTAAAATTTTGGACGGTCAGATCAAGGAAAAAGAAAGAGATATTCAGATTAAATCCGACATTGACACAGCAGAACTTGTCTTACAGAAAAATGCATTACAGGAACAGCTTGAACAGAATCTTTACAAGCAGAACGGGAATGAAAACTTACTGGCAGAGTATGATAAGGCTACACAGGATATCATGCAGTTGCAAATGAAGCTGTCTGAAATGCAGAATACGGCTAACAGTGAATTAGAAGTACAAAGGGCAGAACTTAGGGCAACCATGATGAACAAGAGCGTTGAAATTAACAGTCTGAAATCCAGTATCAGGCTTGCAGAGAATGAAATTTCCAACAGCCATAAGAAGATTACAGAACTGACAGAGGAAAAGGCAAGACTGTGGAATACATGGAAAACTATCAAGGCAGAGAAATTTGACTCCAATACAGCTATCTGCCCTACCTGTCACAGAGAGTTGCCGGAAGAAGATGTTAAGAATCTCATGGAAACCTTTGAAAAGTCAAAAACTGATAGAATCGGTAAAATTGAGACGGACGGATTCAAGGTTAAAGGAGAAATTGAAAAAGAACAGAAGTTATTAAAAGATAAAGAACAGTCGTTATCTAATTTAAACGAAAATTTGAACACTGTAAATAAAGAATACGCAGAAATGACTGCAAAGGTAGAATCTATCCCACAGTATGTTGATATCCACGACAGGGAAGATTATAAGTCTGTACAGGCTGAAATTGTCCGTAAGGAAGAATTATTGAAGCAGTCAACGTCACTTTCAGATATTAAGAAATCTTTGAAACTGGAAGAATCTGAAATCAGATCGCAGTTAGTAGAGGTTGAAAAGAAAATAGCTTCTACAAATACGGAATCTGATGAAACAAGACTGGAAGAACTTAGAAATCAGAAAACAGACTTGGAACAGGCGAAAACGGATGCAGAGAAAATACTTGCCCTGTTAGATCAGTTAGACAGAGCAAAGAATGAAGCCTTGACAGATGCGGTCAATAGACACTTCTCATTAGTTAAATGGCAATTATTTGACACAGCAAAGAACGGTAATTATAAATCCGTTTGCATACCTACTGTAGAGGGTAAATCAATTCTTACGACCATGAGCAACAAGGGCAACAGGATTTTAGGAAGAGTGGATATCTGCAATTCAATTCAGAAAATGTGTGGAATCAGCACGCCAGTATTTCTTGATGATTCGGAGTCACTTGACGATAATAACCAGGCAAAGGTTGCTGAAATGGTTGATTCACAGTTGATTATGCTGATTGTAAATGAAAATGAGAGGTTAGAGGTGGGTTAAATGGAAAGACTTACAGACAGCAAAAGAAATTCTGACGGTACAGCATCTTCTAAAGAATCGCTTATAGACATAGAGCATGACAGACCTAGTGCGTATTGTGGTGAGATTCTTACCAAACTGGCAGATTATGAGGACTTAGAGGAACAGGGCAGACTGTTAGCTCTTCCATGCAAAATTGGAGACAGGATGTATTGGATTGATGATGAGGACGATGACGGAAACAAAGGACTTTGCATTAAACAGTACAATGAGGACGAAAAAGTACAAGCTATTGGAATTGACAAAGACGGTGACATTTTTGTAATGCTTGGAATTGATGAATTTTTTACAGCTCCAGATACAATCGGTTCTCAATATGTACTTCTCACACTGGAAGATGCAAATAAGATGTTAGCAGAAATGAAGAAGAATGAAAGTGAGGAATAATTATGGCAGATACAAAGCAGGCATTAGCAGAGAAAAAAGAATTTACAACATCATTAAGCCAGTGGTCGAATGAAATCACAGGACTTATTGCAAGAGATTATGAATCATGTGGGGTAAAATTTGATGATTATGCAAAAAAATGCGCAATGGAAGCTATGACAAGCATTTATACACTTGTTAAGAATGATGATAAGGCAGACATGAGGAGCATTGATACAAGCAACCTTAGACAGATTGTAGAGCAGTGTGCAAGCCTTAAACTGAATGCGAGCGCATATCCGAGAGAGTGTTACTTCCAGTTACGAAGCGTTAAGCAGGGAAATGAGTGGGTAAAGGTTGTTGAAATGGGTATCGAGGGAACAGGCTATGACTCATTACTTTCCAACTACGGAAAAGACATTGACAAGGTTTATCCGTTCTGGGTCATAAAAGAAGGAGACGAATATATACCGCCCAAGCATAAAGGTCTGGAAGTTACGCCCCCGGAATGGGAAGAAAAAGGATTGTCAAGTAAGGCTGTAAGAGTTGTATATCCTGTAAAACTTACAGACGGAACAGTAACATACCTTATGGCAGACAGAGACAGTGTTAAGGTCAACCTTTTAGCCCACGTCAAGCAAAACATGATGAATGCCACGTTTGGTATCTGTGAGGATAGATACAAGGCAACTCCGAAGCAGAAAGAGGAAATCAAGGCTAAGAAAAATGAAATCTTGGATGCTTTAAGAGCGTGTGCGACAGTGGATGATATGTTGCAGTGTGAAGTAGCCAGACCGTATATCAGCGGTGCATGGCTTGATACGCCAGAAAGCATGATTCAGAGGAAGATGTGTAACAATGCGACACGTAAATATCCTAAGAATTATGACCCTATGGCAAGACAGGCGCAGATTGAAATGGACAAAGTTTATCAGTTGGCACAGGAAGATATCGCAGAGAACGCCAACACAGTAGACTTCCCTGAAGAAACAGAAGCAATTGACACAGATGCAACAGAGGTGGAAGAAACACCTAGTTTTATGGAGGAATAGGGTATGAGATTAATTTCACAGGACGGAACATTGGATGTTCCTTATGAAATGGTAGTTATTCAGAGGTTTGAAGAGAAAATTTATTTTCTGAACCAAAATCTTGCAGGCGTTGAAGGAGTGACGAGCGATTGGGAGATTGCTGGATATTCTACGGAAGAAAAGGCAATTAGGGCTATGCAAATGCTTAGAGAGACATATATCGGTATGCCTATCGTAATGCAGAATGTTGATGTTTCAGAAAATGTGGCAAAGACATTTGAAACATTAAAGAAATGCGGTATTGTGGTGCGAGCAGAAGATCAACCGTCAAAAGTAGAATACATTAACAATGCTGTTTTTCAGTTCCCACAGGATGATGAAATCGAGGTGTAGTTAAAACGAAACTTAAATGTATTTCCAGTGGTTCACAAGGCAACTGCTACATACTAGCAGATTCCAACGGTAAATCCCTTATTCTTGATTGTGGTGTGCCGATTATGGATATCAAGAGAGGACTGGACTGGAATATCAGAAATGTGGTCGGGTGTGCGGTTTCACACACCCATAAAGACCACAGCAAAAGCGCAGACGCAATAGAGAAAATGGGAATCCCAGTATGGAAACCATATGAAGAAGAAAATCCGAAGATGCAGAAATACGGTAGTTTCACAATCCAGTGTTTCCAGTTGCCACATAACGGAACTACCAATTACGGATTTTACATCAAGGCAGACGGACAGAAGCTATTATACATGACAGACATGGAGTATTGCCATTACAGTTTTAGGAAACAGGCGGTAGATCACATGCTGATTGAGTGCAACTACATAGCGGATATGGTGGACATGGATATCCCAAATTACGAACATAAGATTCTGGGGCATTGCGAACTGGAAACTTGCAAGGGGATTGTAGAAACAAATAAGTCAGATGCATTGCAGAACGTCATATTATGCCACACAGCGAAAGAAACTTGCGATAAGGATAGAATTATTGCAGAGATTAAGAAAATCGTTCCTAGCGCAAATGTGAGCGTTGCACAGGACGGTATGGAATGGGAACTTAGAAATGCGGATGAATGTCCGTTTTAGAAGAAAGTGAGGGATTAAATCAATGAAATTGTATTTTTATACACTGAAAGAACCATATAATGGTAAACTATTTATTCAGTTTGAAGAGTGTGAAGCTGACGAGAAGCCCAAGACTTATTTGCTGCATGTACGCCCTAGAGATTTTTATTACAGACAAATAAGTAAAGAATATATTGGTAAACGAATGGGGAGCACTGTTATATTGCTTGAAAAAGATGATTTTCTTGCTAGAAGTATTTTCACTGAAACAATTAATAAAAAAATATCTGATGTAGAAAAACAGGTGAAATGGTTAAGAGAACAGTTAGAAGCAGTAGAGAAAGGAGACATACAATGAACAGTGTAGATATATCAGGAAGAATGACAAGAGAGCCAGAAGTAAGGTATGCGGCAGATAAGCCATTTGCAAAATTCTGCCTTGCAGTAAATCGCAGATTCAAACAGGACGGACAGGCAAATGCAGATTTTATCAACTGTACAGCATTTGGAAAAATGGCTGAATTTGTGGAAAAGTACGGAAGAAAAGGCGTAAAGTTTGAAGTTCATGGCAGATGGCAGACTGGAAGCTATAAGAACAAAGACGGTAACACTGTTTATACAAACGACTGTATGGTTGAATCAATCGAGTTTGCAGAAAGTAAGAGCAGCAGCATTGAACAGGAAAACGGAAGTGCAGTTCCAAGTGGGGATGGGTTTATGAATATACCAGACGGAATAGATGAAGAATTACCATTTAACTAAAAGGGAGCGTGATTTATCTTGCAGAATCCAAGACAGAGATATGCAATAGAATCAAAGAACCGTAAACGGTTACTGGAAGTAAACCCTGGCCTTACGGATGAAAGCGGTATCTATTTTCTGACAAGAACTGATGAAAACGGCTTTCGATATGCTTATATCGGGCAGGCAGTACATATTTTGCAGAGATTAGCAGGACACCTTGTAGGGTATCAGCATATAGATTTATCACTCAAAAAACATGGACTATATTCGATTGAAAATCCTTACGGTTGGAAGATAGGATTTATGCATTTTCCAGTTAACCAGTTGGACGAGAAAGAGCAGTATTACATCAAAATGTACGCTGACAATGGTTATCAGCTTAGAAACAAAACTTCTGGTAGCCAGGGAGAGGGAAAAGCGCAGATTGATGAGTACCGACCGCAAAAAGGCTATCGTGACGGAATCAAGCAGGGCAGAAAGAACCTTGCAAGGGAATTATCCAGTATTGCAGATAAGCACCTTACGATATCTGTCAGAGCTGATAAGCAGGGTAATAAGGTATCGGAAAAGCAGTTTGAGAAATTTAAGGAATTGTTGAAAGAGGGTGAAAGCGATGGAGATTGAAACTATTGATATTGAAGTTCAGGATTATGTCAAGAAGCTCGTGAACGTAGTTGCTAAGACAATGGTTGATTCATTTGAAAATCTGACTATTGAAGATGTAAATATGTTTAAGTTGGGCTATAACAAGGCTGTTGATGACACTATAAAAGCTATCAAGGAAGAATATGCTTTCACAATCTTAGAAGAAGAAAAGATTGACGAGATAGCAAAACGGTTAAAGGAGTGTTGACAAAAATGGACATTCTTAACGAAATTATTTCTCTTTTGAAGAGAAATTTTCCAGAACGTATACAGATGTTTAGCAATAGAGGCATTTCTCATGATGAAAAACTCACGATCTATCAAAAAGATGGAGTTATTGTAGATTGGTGTCCTTATTATGAATACGTAGAAATTTTAGGATTACCAAAAAAGAGATTTTGAAATAATAGAAAGAGAATGTGGAGACAACGAATAGGAAAAGGAGCGTTGAAAATGTACAATAAATTTCAACAGGTTTACGACTACTACGGTAGAGTATTCAGAAAAATTCAATTAGACACAGGAACACCACCAAAAAAATACGGTCAGATGCTTTCTTACAAGAAAGGAAAAGGTAAAAAGCATGGAAGATAGATATCTGCATAAGGGGAAAAAATCCGAAGCGAGGTTAAGAGAATTGAGAGGTGGAGAAAATGGATAAATTTCTTAAAAGCGTAAGCGAACGTGACTTTGATAGAAGAATATCGGAAGTTGTTGAAATGCTTGAGGAAAAACAGCTCTACGGAACTATCAGTTTGATAAAAGATTTGAAATATTACCTTGACTTAGCCACAAAGGAAAAGGCACACGACTGTAACTGCCAGCGCAACAGCAATTCAAGAGATAATGAGCCTTGTTGCGAATGTGATAGCAAACAAACCAATGCCGACAGGATAAGGAACATGTCGGATGAAGAGTTGCTTGATTTTATATGTTCAATAGAAACTTATGAAGAGGGTAGCGTTAAGACTATTAGGAACGGCATTGCAATGTGTTCGGTAACAGAAATAGAGAAATGGCTTCAATCAGAAGCAGAATAGGAGAAAATATGAAATACATAAGCAATGCAAAATATGGAGAGCCAGTTGAAACAGGAACTATCTACAGAGGTGACAACAAAAGATTATATATATGTGTTCACACACTATGCGGTTGCGGGGAAACATTATACATGAATTGTCAAACACTAGGTATTGTGGATAGAAAATTAAACAGTACATCTGTAATAGCTGCGATAAATGAAGCGCAATCATTAGTGAAGCGTGAGTTTGATTTACTTAGCAATGAACTTAATACCATATTGAATAGCAAGATAGAAATATCAAGGTATTAGAGTAGGAGAGAATATGGAAGACAGATATCTGTATAAAGCTAAGACAACTCCAAAAGAAAAAGGAGAATTTAACAATGTTTGGGTTACTGGAAATCTTATTGTTTCCAATGGAAAGTATTACATACATCCTGTGGGCAATGTTGTAAATGTTAAGAATGAGATTGGAAGAATAATTGTGATGCACGAAGTAATTCCAGATACAATATGCCGATGTACAGGCTTGAAAGACAGGAACGGCAATCTGATTTGGGAGAATGATATTGTCAATACTCAATGCGGAAAAGCTATTGTTGTTTGGGATAAGGCAGAATGGAGAATTAAGTGGATTAAAGATGCTATATGGCGAAAGGATTTACATTTTTGGACTAATGAAGATGATTGGAAATGTGAGGTTATCGGCAACATATTTGATTCCGAACTTTTGCAATAATTAAGACAAAGAACTTGAAGTAAGGAAGTGATTAGTACGGCAGAGCGAAGAATGTTCACAAAGAAGATAACAGAAAGTGATGCGTTTCTGGAAATGCCAAGTAGTACGCAGATGTTATACTTTCACTTTTGCATGAATGCGGATGATGACGGATTTGTGAACAACCCGAAGAAGATTCAACGGATGTGCGGTGCTTCTGATGATGATTTTAGGCTGTTGATTGCGAAGTCATTTGTACTGACATTCGACAGCGGAATAATCGTGATAAAGCACTGGAAGATGCATAACTACATACAATCTGACCGATACGTGCCGACTGATTACACAGATGAAAAATCCATGTTGGGATTGAAAAAGAATAAGGCATACACGTTTGATGAATCTAAAATGGTTACAAGGTGCATACAGGATTCCAAGAAGAAAGAGAAAAAGACTGCTTATAACAGGAACAGATTTAATTGTAAAGAACAGAACAATTACGATTATGGCAAGATAGAGGAAGGCTTGGGAATAACATGAATCTGAATGATTTACCTGTTGGTACACCAATAGACTGCGATAAGAACGGAAAAATCGGTCAGAAAGAGAGGTAAGAATGAGACGAACAAATCTTAGCGTTTATGGATTTATTGAAAGTTGGTGATGTTAATGGGTGTAATCGCAGACAAATTAAGAGATTTGCAGAAAGCATACAAAGAAAATGACTATGCGGAATACGAACAAATACTTGATTTTGCCATTGAAATTGCAGAGACAGAAGAAAATAAATTCTGTGAATGGAAGATTGTTGATACACCACATGGAATGCCTATTTACAATACAGGCTGTGGAAAAATAAGGCTTAGTTGTGCGACAGGCATTGATATTTACTGCAATGCTTGTGGCAGAAAAATAAAGATTGTTAATGATAAGAAAGCGAGTGATTCAGAGTGAGTGACAATGCAAAGATAGTAATGGCACAGGCTTTAATGATGAGAATTAAAGATTATGCAGAAAGAGCCTTGGATAAAAAAGATGTAACACTTGATATGGCTATGGTTGAAATACGCGATACAGTTGACGCTTATGACGAGTATTTTCATACAGGAAGAAAACCACGGTAACTAACTAAAAATCAAAGAAAGGAATAGGTTGTGCGCACATAAAACCGAGGTTTCCTTTTGGTAGATTTAGAATGAAAGTCCATTGTTTATTTGAACAGTCAGGAACATTCAAGAACGCTTTCAAGAAGTATGGAATTGAAGCCTACGACTATGATATTCAGAACGAGTTCGGAGAAACCGACAATGTAATGGATATATTTTCTGAAATAGAGGGTGGGTACTTAGGAAAGCCGAGCATATTTGATAACTTTTCTGAAAACGATATAGTATTTGCATTTTTCCCATGTACAAGATTTGAAGCTAAAATACCTTTATCATTTAGAGGAGAATCAACACAGCAGAAAAAGTGGTCAGACGAACAAAAATTGCTTTATTCCATGCAACTGCATAATGAATTGCATGAACTTTATGAAAAAATATCTCAGTTAGTAATTGTTTGCATAAGAAAAAATATTAAATTAATTATAGAAAATCCGTATACGCAGCCACATTATCTTAGTACATACTGGTGTTTAAAACCGAGTCTAATTGATAAGGACAGGACGCTTAATGGAGATTACTATAAAAAACCGACACAATATTGGTTTATTAATTTTAAGCCAAAGCAAAACATACTGTTTGAGCCATTAGAGTGTGTTCTGATAAGAAAAATCGGAACAGTAAAAGGAACTGAAAATACTAGCCGTAAAACTGAAAGGAGTCTTATGCATCCACAATACGCAGATAGATTTATAAGACAGTATATATTAGACGAAAAATACTGGAAATAAGGAGTTGATAAAATGGCAAGAGATAAAGGATTTGAACAGCGTATGCAGGGCATGGTCTACGCTTGCAGACTTGCGCAGGAGCAGGGTATAGAAGCACTTGTAAAGGATGTAAAGCAACGTGGTGTGACGAAAGTAGACATAACTGCATCCGATAAACAACTAGCTGATATGTGGGGCGCACTGTCTGATAATATCGGACAGAACATGCTGACTACGGTTGTATGGGTGTTACATGATGCTTTTGGATTCGGACAGAAGAGGTTACAGCAGTTTATGACCGAATTTGACAAGGATACAGCTAATCTTATGAGCCTTGACTATATGGGTGAACATTATGTGACACTGGAAGATTATGCGGTGGAGTTAAATCAGAAGTATAACTTGGGGCTGGACGTAATCAAGGCAACACTTGCAACGGATATGGCAGATAAACAGGATTCAAGAGTCGGAAATGTTGACAAGGTAACAGGTATCATTAATGCGCTTAGACTGGCAGGACATGAAGATGCAGCGGCGTATTTGGAGAGTAAGAAAGAGGTGTGAGAATATGGGAAACAAACATACTATGAACGATCTATACCAAATGCAGTCACTTCCGCTTTCTGCAAAAATAAGAATGACTGCACGTAGGATAAATGAATGGGTTAATGAATTTGGCGAAGATGGAGTGTATCTGTCATTTAGTGGTGGCAAAGACAGCACAGTTTTAGGACACATAATCAGAGAAGTTTGCGGATATAAAAATATTCCTTTTGTATTCGTAGATGTTCCGACACAATATCCAGAGTTAAAGGAATTTACACAGACATTTGATAATCTTGTAATTTTAAAACCTAAGATTTCATTTGCACAGGTTTGTGAACAGTATGGATTCCCGATGATTAGCAAGGTAGTGTCAAATTGTGTAAGCGGTGCGAGAAAATATGTTAAATACCTTGACAGTCAAAAATCTAACAACGCAATCTTAACAGACAGACAATTCCATATGCTTGCTATGTCAGACCCGTTAGGAATAGAAAGGAGAATAAACAAGAAGAACGAACAGCACAAGAACTTGCAGATCGGAGTTATCCCTAGCGGTTCAGAATACAGGTTACGCAGACTGAATGGAGAACTGAAAGATAGTAAAGGCAATTATAGTCAGTTTAATCAAGAAAAATATAAATTCTTTCTTGACGCACCTTTTGAGATAAGCGACTTGTGCTGTGACATTATGAAGAAAAAGCCTGTGCACGATTACGAAAAGAAAACGGGAAGAAAGCCTATTATAGCAACTATGGCGAGTGAAAGCGTTATACGTACACAAAAATGGCTACAGGACGGCTGTAATGCTTTTAATGTAACAAAACCACATAGCAATCCTATGTCATTTTGGACGGAACAAGATGTATTACTTTACATCAAAGAAAACAATCTGCCGATATGTTCAGTTTATGGCGAAGTAGTCACAGATTATGAAGCTGTGGGGCAATGTGAAAATCAAATGTCATTTGCGGATTTTGGTATTTTTGATAAGGAAAGACCATTGCTGAAAACAACAGGATGCCAAAGAACAGGCTGTGTACTGTGCGGATTCGGTTGCCATTTGGAAAAAGAAAGCAGATTTTTAAGGCTGAAAGAAACACACCCTAAATTCCATAATCTGCTATATATTTTGAAAAACAATGGCGTGACATACGCAGAAGCTATTGACTGGGTAAACGAACATGGTGGTTTTAACATTAAATATTAAGGAGCGTGAGTGAATGACGGAGAATGAAGCAATCGAGAGATTGAAGTGCATGAGATTATTTATGAAGTTGGAGGATAAAGAAAATAAATCCAAATTTCTTGACAGTGATTATGAAGCAAACCACATGGCAATAAAGGCACTTAAAAAGCAGATACCGAAGAAAGTTAGGTATGAAGATGTTGGCTATGAACAGTATGGCAATGTCAATGTATATGCTTGCATATGTCCATCGTGTGACTTAGAAATAATTAAATTCGATGACAATGATGTTTCTGAAAAATGCGAAAGTGATGATGTAGAAAAAATGTTTCACAGCAGTATGGCGCATCATGCTTATGTTGGATTGAATAATTATTGTAACAGATGCGGTCAAAAATTGGACTGGTCAGAAGAAAGCGAGGAAAACAATGAAACTGATTGATGCAGATGCACTAAAGAAAGATTTAAAATCGGTTACTTTAAGCAATGGAACTTTAGTAAATACAAATGCAGTATTGTATTTACTAGAAGAATATCCGACGGCTTATGATGTGGATAAGGTTGTGGAACAGTTGGAAGAACTAAAAAGAAGATATGATATCGAGGAATTTGGGATTAGAGGAGTTATTTGTAAAGCAATCGAGATTGTGAAAGGCGGTGGAATGAATGACAGAGAATGAAGCAATCAAGGCAATAAAAGATAACAAGCCTACAAGCGGTTATTATATTTTGAACGAAGCATTAGATATGGCAATACAGGCACTTGAAACAGTACAGAAATACAAAGACCTTGAATCTGAACTATCTAAACGCAATCTGACAATTGACCATATCAGAGAATACATGGAATTTGAGGACGAATGTGTGGAACAGGAATTTACTTTTAAATCTCTGTTGGAAGCAAGAGAGAATCAGAATAGAAAGAAGCCAATTTTAAGTATGTATGAAAAAGGTTGTATGGCTATTGATTATTCAGATGGGCATGGAGAAATAAAACAGACTGAAAGTAATTTCTGGCGTTGTCCTAAATGCAAATCAGTTGTGGGAGAAAGAATTATTGTACATGGCAGGATTCACGACCAGCGGAAAAAGAAATATTGTGAAAATTGCGGTCAGAGAATCGACTGGGAGGGAATTAAAAATGAGTGATGCATGGAAAACTGTACTTACAGTGATTGTTCTGATTGTTGGTATGGTGATTGAAAGTAGATGTGATAGTGAATATTGAAGAATAAATAAGAATTTAAGGAAGACAAAACATGATAAAAAATAAAGAGCTTTTAGAGATGATAGAAAAAAAAAAACAGGAAGTGTCTTGTGATAACTGCAAACATTGCAACTTAGGGGCATATCATAGTGGAAAATGGTATTGCAACAAAAGAAGCGTGTTTGATGTAGTTACAGACATAAAGGAATGTTTTGAAAGAAAATAAAAATTTAGGATGAAAATATGACTGAAATAGAAAGATTGGATAAAGAAATTCATGAACAAAGAGAAGAAAATTTTGGGCTGTATTCTATATTTCAATATAGACTTCAAGAAGAAGTGATGCAGCCACTCATAAAGGAATGGCGAGATGGGAGCAATCATTTGAAACAACTAATTGCAAAGAGAAATATGCTTATACAAAGCAAGGAACCATCTTTTGCCAATGAAAAAAAGACCTTTGTAAATGGATATGGTGAAGCAACAAAACGAGAAATCACATCATCAACATATACTAGGGCTGAAAAAAGATTGTCAAAGCAAATAATGAATTTTGTGAGCTAAACTAAGGATTTAAGGAGAATTGAAATTATGGAGAATGTAACAGGAGCATATGCCCTATATGAATTTTTAAAAGAATTGGTAGAAAGTGGCAAACTGAAAGAGAACAATGATAATTCAGAAGTTTACTTTATTGATGAAGATAGCTTTGCTCATGGTATAACAGATTATTCGTTTGATGATAATCAAAGTTTGATTCTTTGGTAAACTAAGATTAAAGTTTAGTGGAGGTACAAGATGAAAGAATTTCCGATTATGAAGAATAAGGGTAAGGAATATATTCCTTACGATGTTATTAAACCGCATGAGGAACAGGCATTAAAAAACCACTGCGGACAGACATTAGACAGGTTGGCAGAAAGAGGAGGTCTGTCTTGGGCGGAAGCGTATGCGGTTTTAACAGATAGTAAATTTCCTAGTATAAAAGAGTATATTTCAGAAGAATTTTATGAGAAAAAAGTCAAAGAGATTGTATCAAATACAGAGTTAAACTAAGTATTTTATGAATAATCAGATAACGCTTGAAGAAATAGGAATGATATTGCCAACATCAGAACAACTCAAAAAAGATTTCAGTACCGCCGTAATGCCGTGCTTTGACTGCATATGCAACCATTGCGCAAACTGTACAGAATGTTGGGATAAATGTACCGGAGAAATGGTCGAGCCGTGCTATGTGTGCGAGGACTGCAGGAATTATGACGGACGGGGCAGGGATTTATGGCGATGCGAATGTGATCGGTATAAAATCACGAATCAATATGCGAAGAGAAAAAGAGAAAAGATTCGGATTGTGAGGTGAAAAGATGTGTACAATGGAATGGAAAGAAGTTAATCCAGAACAGAATAAGGATTTAGGAGGTAGAGATGAGTAAACGACCGGAAATTACAAAGGAACTATCCATGTCATTGGAAAAATACATAAATCCTAAAAATGACACAAGAATTTATATGGCTAAAGAAGTCACATTTGATTATGCCACAGGACATGCAATAAGAGTGGACTATATGAAATTTAAGCCTGTTAATAACACAGTTTCCGGAATTGAAAAAGGGGATTTCTATTGTTATGAAGTAAAATCTTCTATTGAAGACTTCAATTCAGGACACGGCTTGAACTTTATAGGCGATTACAATTATCTTGTGATGCCAGAAGAAGTTTATACGGCGGTTTCAAATAAAATCCCTTACTTTGTAGGGGTACTTGTCCCAACAGAAAGCAGTTGGCGTAATAACTGGAGAGAATTGACAGTAATTAAGAAGGCAAAACGCAGAGACAGAGAAAAACCATTATCGGAAATGCTTTTTATGATGTTCCGTTCTGCGTCGAGAGACAGATATAAAGTATCTTAAACTGAGATTTAGGAGATAATTTTATGGAATCAGAAAAACAGGATATTAATAGCAAGAAGTGTGGTAAATACATTCTGACATAGCATAGAGGTCAGGACGGAAAAATACGTTGCATTAAAGGCAGTTATCAAAATGGCGTTTATTATGGTATTGAGGATGCATTTTACTGTAATGAATGTGCAAAAAGTAAATAGGAGAGGAGTGAACTAATAAGTGCGTTTTTCACAGCTTACAAGACCAGAACTTGAAAGCATCATTGAAAACGCAAATTTTACAGAAGAAGAGCTGGTAGTGTTTAAAATGCTGACAAAAGGAAAGACTATTACAGAAATAGCACAAAAGACAAATGCGTGTAATCGCACAGTTAGCCGAAGAATTGAAAAAATAAAATCAAAAATAAATAGAATCGGAGGTTTGACTATATGACAGTTGTGCTTACACAGAATGGGAAAGAAATTAATCCAGAAGATGTAGTTTTGCCGTCAGAGGTTTTGAAACTGATTGCGGAGCTGATTAATTGACGAAAAATTGATAATAGTGTAGAATGCGTCATGTAGTAAATATGGCGCATTCTTTTATGTCTGATGGAGGAATAAGGATGGAATGTGTCGCATATATGCGTGTTTCTACAGAGAAACAGGCAGAAGAGGGAAACGGATTAGACAGCCAAAGGAGAGATATTGAAAACTATTGCAGAAAAAATGAACTGGTAATTACAGATTGGTACATTGATGATGGTTACACAGGCGCAAATATGGACAGACCAGAATTGCAACGGCTTGTATCAGACTGTGATCGTAAGCGTGTAGGCTATGTTGTTGCTTTCAAACTGGATAGAATATCACGTAGCATGGTAGACGGCATTTATCTAATTGAAAGAGTATTCCTTAAAAATAATGTGGAGTTTAAGTGTGTACATGACAGTATCAGCTATGATAATCCAATGGAGCAGGCTTATACACAGATGATGGCGGTATTTGCACAACTGGACAAGAATACAATGCTATTGCGTATGCGTGGTGGAATGTTAGAACGTGTCAAACAAGGCTACTGGATGGGCGGTGGGAATCTTCCATACTGCTATACATACAGCAAAGATACAGGAACACTTATACCAATTCCAGAACGCAAGGAACAGGCAAACAAGGCAATGGACTTGTTTTTACAGGGATATTCGGATGTAAAAATCCGTGATATGTTAGGATTTAAAAGCGAATTTGTTGTGAAACAGGTACTTACAAGCCCTGTAAACATTGGAATGATACCGTATAAGGGGAATATCTATCAGGGATTGCATGAACCTATATTTAATAAGGAAGTGTTTGAAAAAGCCCAACAATTCAGAGCAATAAGGAAAAACAAAAGGGCAAGTTGCCATAACATTCAAACTAACTTATTGACAGGTTTATGCTATTGTGGAATCTGTGGATGCGCTATGAGATATCAAAAGTGGACGCATGGAAAGCATAAGATTTACTGTTGTTCCAGGAACAAGGACTTGCATTATCTTCCTAACCACAATCCAAACTGTAATAACACATTGGAATGGGCTTCGGATATTGAAAAAGCTGTAGAGGACGAAATACTTTTAATATCTGCTAATATATCAGAATATAAGCCAAGAATGAAAGAGTCTAAGTTAGAAATATTGCAAGGGCAATTAGAAAAAGAGCAGACTAAGCGTAAAAGGCTATACAACCTGTATGCAGAGGGAAATGATGATGTTATCAGCATGATTAAAGAAATTGAGAAAGTAATAGAAGATATCCGTAAGCAGATTAGAGAAGAATCCGCAATAGAAACGAATAAAACTAGGCAAAATGTATTTAAGAACATAAAAAATCTTGCCGACATTTGGGAAGATATCGACAAGAAACAAAAAAATATGTTACTAAAAAGTATAATTGAAAAAATCGTAATTAGCAATGGAAATATTGAGATAAAATTGAAAGATTTTTAGCACTACAATAATGCTATTCTATGGTATATATTTACTGCTAATATAGGTATATTTATTTAGCAGTAAAATAGTACCATACCCATGGCATGTGGTTAGTGCTAATGCGCATATTTACTACACTTTTGAGTCACTATAATGGCATTTATTTGTCACTTATAGTGGCTTTTTTTATTTTATGCTTATTACAAAGGGAGGAATAACCCATGAATATTGAAACGGACGAAATCATAGAAAAGTTATGTGCTAGGGAAGATGTACAGGCGATACCGACAATCTACCAAGTAGCCATGACTCATGCGATACAGGAAGTATTAAAAGATGTTAATGAGAATATGCAATCAGCAAAAAGAGATTACTAAATACCTATCTTATGATGATACGAACATATTATATGAGACTGAAAAGTTGAAAAAGGAGAACCAATATGCAACCGTATGTGAATCCATATTACCTACAGCAGAACCAGCAGGGATATCCGCAGTATTATAACCCACTGGCACAGGTGCAAAACAGAGCAATAGATTATCAGCAGAACATGCCAAATACATACCAGCAGAATCAGATTGTGCAGGGAATTAACGGGAAAATAATTGCGGAGATGAGTCAGATAACAGCAAATGATGTGCCTATGGACGGTAGTGTTGCATTTTTCCCAAAGCAGGACCTGTCAGAAGTGTACGCCAAGAGTTGGAATGCAGACGGTACAATCCGCACAGTTACTTACAAGCCTGTTTTGGATAATGAACCTAAGAATGTACCGACCGATACAGAAAAATTGAAATGCGATCTATCAGATGAAGCAACACAGGGAATTATGGATAAATTCGAGGAAATATCTGACAGGCTAGGTCAATTAGAAAAATCTTTGCAATCTCAAAGAAAAACTTCACAGTCACAGAGAAAGGATGATTAAGTATGTTTAATCCTATGCAGTTAATGCAAATGATGAAAAGTGGAAACCAACAGCAGATGGTACAACAGCTTATGGGGAACAGCCAGTTAATGCAGAATCCAATAGCCAAGAATGCTATGCAGATGGCACAGAACGGAGACACTAAGGGCATTGAGCAGATGGCTAGGAATTTGTGCAAAGAAAAGGGATTGAATCCCGATGAAGCAATGAACCAAATTAAAAAACAGTTTAATTTATAAAAGCTAATTCTTGCAAGATTAGAAATAAATTTAATGGAGGTAAAAAGTATGTTTTCAAACAATTGTGCATCCGTTCCGCTTGTGGCGAACATTGACGGAAACGGAAATGGCAACGGTAACTGGGCTGACGGTGGATGGCTTTGGTTTATAGTTGTAATTTTTGCAATTTTCGGTGGCTGGGGCGGCGGCTTCGGTGGCTGGGGAAATGGCAATAATGGTGGAGCGACACCATACTCAACAAGTGCAGTTACACAGGCTGACTTACAGAGAGGATTTGATAATCAGGCGGTTGTGTCAAAACTTGATGGCATTACAAACGGACTTTGTGACGGATTTTATGCAGTGCAAACCGGCATGAATGGCATCAACACAAACATTTTACAGACCGGCTACGGCATCCAGCAGGCGATCAACGCTGATACGGTTGCTAATATGCAGAATACAAATGCTTTGCAGGCACAGCTTGCTAACTGTTGCTGTGAAACCCGTGAAGCTATTCAGGGAATTAATTACAATTTAGCAACTAACACCTGTGCTTTACAGAACACCATGAACAGCAATACAAGAGACATTATCGACAGCCAGCAGGCAGGAACAAGAGCAATTCTTGACTTCTTGACCAATGACAAGATTGCAACCTTACAGGCAGAGAATAACGATTTGAGAAGAGCTGCTTCACAGGATAGGCAGAACGCACTTCTGACTTCAGCTATGAGCGCACAGACAAACCAGATTATTGACGCTGTAAGACCGACACCTGTACCAGCATTCCCTGCATCTAACCTCTACGGTTATGCATATAACGGATGTGGATGCAACACAGGCTGTGGATGCTAACAACAGAATATCGGTAACTTAATCAAAGATTATGTCTGCGTATAGCAGTGTTACAGGAAACTAAAGGGCAGGCAGTATAGTCTGCCCTTTTCAATTTTATGGAGGTAAATTTATGGAAATTACAGCAATTGCATTACAGACGGTAGAAGCTGGACAGGATGTAGCTTTCACAGAAACAGCGGTAAACGGTACAAATTGCATTGTCCATAGACAGGGCAGTGGAATCATTAAATTAAGGGGAATCACAAACCAGTGCAGGGCAAGATATCTTGTGGGATATTCTGGGAATATACAGATACCTACAGGCGGTACAGTGGATGCCATATCACTTGCTATTTCTGTAGACGGAGAACCATTGCAGTCAACAAGAATGATAGTTACCCCTGCGGCTGTCGAGAACCTTTTCAACGTCAGCGCACAGGCATACATTGATGTTCCAAGGGGATGCTGTATCACAGTATCTGTTGAAAATACGTCTGCACAGACAATACAGGTGCAGAACAGCAACTTAATTGCAACAAGGGAAGCATAAGGGGGCGTATATTATGGATATCAAAAGAATGCATGATATGATCGAAAAACTGTCTGAATGTGCAAAGTCTGAATTTGACAAAGGCATTGAGAGTGTGAATACGGATGAAATGGGAAAAGTAACAGATATGCTTAAAGACCTTGCGGAAGCCATGTATTACCGTACATTGACAAACATCATGGAAGAATATGACATAGAAGATGTACAGGGAATGCTTGACCGCAGATTTTATGACGATTACCGTTATAAGACTACTGGCAGATATGCACCTAAAGGCAGAGGTAGTTACGTTGGCAGACGTGGCTATGAAGAACCGCCATATATGCACATGATGAACAGGGAAGATTTGCAAGACTGGAATTCTATGTCTGAACGTGAGCGTATGCGTGACCTTGACAGGGCATCAAGAGGACGTATGTACTATACTGAGACAGAACCCATGCGTAAAGACGGTGGCATGAGAGACAGCAGAGAGGGCAAAGCTGGCATGATGCGTAAAGGCTACATGGAGACAAAGGAAATGCACAAGGGAACTACCACACAGGACAAAGAAGCCAATTTGAACAGTTTGGAAAGCTATCTGAAAGAATTATCCGAGGATTTGACGGGGTTACTGCCGTATATGATACCAGAAGAGCGGCAAATGGCAAAGACAAGGATTACCACACTTGCGGCTAAGATGTAAAGGCAAAGGCTAGGGCGAATAACTCTAGCCTTTTTGATTAGAACCTTGAAAATAAAATAAAATAATGGCTAGAAAATTTTGAAATAGTACTTGACTTAGTGTGTACACTGTAATATACTAAATGTGTACACAGAAAGAGAGGTGAGAAAAATGTCACCAAGGACAGGCAGACCCAAAATAGAAAATCCCAAATCAGAGCAAATAAAAATTAGAGCAACAAAAGAAGATAAAGCGCTTCTTGAAAAATGTTGTGAAGAGTCAAACAAAACTCAATACGATATTGTGATGACTGGGATAAAAAAGGTTTATGCTGAAATAAAAAAATAGAACGTTGGCACGACAGGAAATCTGTACAACGTTCTATCCAAGTGAGATATCTCTCATGTGAAATATTCTATCACATAAGGGAATCTCACACAAGTATTATTTTGAAAGTGAGGTTTTAATAATGGACAAATTTTTAGAAATCGTTTATGAAGGACAGTTTGAAGAAAGAAAAATGACAGACAAGTATATGGAATTTTTTAAGCCTACTCTTGATAAGCTAAAAGGAATTTTAAGCCATGAACTTTACGAGACAATAGAGCAAGAGTTTATTGACAATGCTGTTGATTCTAACAGATTTTATGCGGTTGAAGGTATGAAACTGGCTATTGGCATAATGGACGGAACTTATATTCCATTTGTTTAATGGGGGCGCATTTATGAATAAAGAAATCACAGTTAGCAACGAAGAATACACAATATCTACTTTAGATATTGCGGATATGATGGGAACATCACACTCTAAAATTTTAAGAAAGTTAGAGGGAAGAACAGAAAAAGGGAAACACATTAAGGGATATATAGAAATTTTAGGTGAAGCCCAAATGGGTTCGTCCGAATTTTTCATTTGGTTTCATGGAGGAATGTTTGAATAGGGGGAACTAATATGGCAGAACTTGTAAAGATTGAAAATACAGAAATGGCAATCAAAGAATATAACGGTATGAGAGTTGTCACTATGAAAGATATTGACAGGGTTCATCATAAAAAATCCGATACGGCAAAGAAGTCATTTCAAAAGCATAAGAGTCATTTTATACTTGGAACGGATTACTTTGAAATTACAAGAAAAGAGTTAGGGGAACGATATTCCCCCAACGAAAAAATAGTCGGAAATCCCAATATGAAAACATATCTCTTTACAGAAAGCGGATATCTCATGATAGTAAAAGTTTTTACGGATGATTTAGCATGGGAAGTACAGCGGCAACTGGTAAACTCTTACTTTGCGGTCAAGAATCAGATGGAAACAGCAGAACCAAAGATAGAGGATTGCAACTATCATGTCAGCATGACACCTGTGCCAAAGACACCTACATGGTATGCAAGGAATCAGCGCAGGATTGAAAGGATAGTCCAGGCAATACACGGTAAAAAATCACAGTTGTATCATAGAATCCTGTTGTTTGTTGGAGAAGAATACGACCTTGATGAAGCCGCCGCTATCTATGAACAGGAAAAGGGATATCCACCAAGATATTCCATGGACATGATTAGTTACTTCCCTGAATTATCAGAGTGCGCAGACAAATATTTGGAATGTGCCGAAAAATCCTTAAAGGAAAGTGGAAAATTATAATAGTGTAAAAGAAACCGCCAACCGTAAAAAGCTGGCGGTTTTTGGATAGGAGTTGATTTTATGTATTTTACGGTAAACGGTCAAACATGGCAATTAGCTTTTGTTCCTGCCAATAGCCAAGACTTACAGCGCAGTGACGGAGCGTACACATTTGGAGTTACAGACAACAACACTAAGACAGTATCAATCGCAAGCGGTATGTCTGCATACATGACAGAACGTGTAATCTGTCATGAACTAACTCATGTTATGTGCTTTGCACATGATGTGTCTATACCTATAGATTTAGAAGAACGATTGTGTAATTTCATGGCTGATTATGGAAAAGAGATAATATATCTCTTAGATGATTTGCTGGCAAAGTTGCGTACTAATGCAATTTGAGATTGATTTTTGCAAAGAAATTTCAAATTTCCGCAGAAAAATGTTGAAAAAAGATGTGTACCTAAAAATCTCTATGAGAAAAAAATATTCTGAAACAAATTTGACCGCCCCTAGGTGCTTTTCTGACTGGTATTTTCAGAACGGTTTTGAAGCAAAATTTTTTTCGGATTTTCCACAACATTCGGAAAAAAATTGATGCCCCCCTGGGGTGGTTTTTGGACTGGAAAAACCAGGTCAGAAACGTGACCAGATTTATGTGCAATATTTGGAAGATTGTGACCAGAAAATAAATGCAAAACTTTACAATGCTAAAGTGCGTGTATCTGGTGGCTATAGAGCATAGACGCATAACGGATATACCAACAGAACGCACTGTAAGCCACTGTAAGGCAGTTTAAAGCTAACAGGGTACAACTTATAGCACGGATATAGTTATAAACACTCTACGCCTGTTTTATGCTCTTGTCAAGGTACGGTTACTGCATACGGTTATATGGACGTATAACGCACACATAGCCCTGTACAGTAACATGGTACTGGAAAAAGGATGGAAATTTCCCACCCTTTACCAAAACACTATATGATCATTTGCGACTTTGTAGTGAAACCAGTTTCCAGACTGGTATTTGATGCAAGTGTAACCCACTGCATCCGTCCATACTTGCACGATATCCCCATAAATCCAGTTATCAAAAAGTGATTTATGGTACAAATAAAAGTCTTTTGCTGTCATTCGCCCACCTCCTTATATGGCAAAAGCCACACAATTACATGGGGCTGTAGATTGACCTGTTACCGTATTTCTTGCGTGATTCTATGCGATAGTTCAAGAAATTATTACATTCTATGAGCCACGCATACACGGCACTTTCTATATAGCTTTTCCCAGGCTTATCCTCATTAATCCACCAAAGGAAATTATCTATTGATTTTTCAAAATTGCGCTTATCTATATAGTTAATATCCAGACCGATATCAACTATATCTTCTCCCGCTTTTTCAATTCTGATAGCAGTATACACTGTATCATGGTTTTTCAACCATATGTTTTCATTTTCCACGCAATATACTGTCATGTCGTATGCACTGTAAACTTCCTTTTCTTCATTTGCTAATACACTCATTTTTTATCCTCCATATCATTTTTATTCCCTATCGGGTAAAAGCAAGTCGGGGAATCGAACCCAGAAAGTGCCGACCTTGTCTAAATAATTACACCTAAGCGCATACAATCTCGCTTTTTGTCACATACAATTTTCCATTTTTCAAAATTGCCGTTAATATTATCCGTGGTTCTGGTCTCCATCCAGTCAGCGCAAGCTTTCTTGTATTCCTGTCTTGCATCATTTTTCCTTGTATGCAAATCCTCTGTAAATGTCATATAATCAACCATCCTTTCATTATGCGCCCTGTCTCATCAGTGCAGGTGGGGCAGTTCCTACAGACCGCCTTTTGGCGGTTTCGACTATTCGCATTTAGTAAATAAATACAGCGGTATAAAATCCACGACATTCTGTAACGTGATTTTTACACAATTTTCTAATCTCATTTATTTTCGTGTGCGTCTCTTTAGTTGGGTACTGTCCTTCGTAGTCTGTATTTATACGCAATGCAGGAACATCTTCGCCGTTGCGGTTGTAAACAGTAATTAATTCTGCATCATATCCGCATCCAGATAACTTTTTCTGCAATCTCTTTAATTTTTCCATGTTCAAAACCTCTCTTTCGTTTTCTGGTCCGCCATCATCAGAGCCGGGAGACCATCCCACGGCTGACGCTCCAAAATCGGAGCGTTTCGGCTATTCGCAAATTCTGCGGAAAATTTCAATTGTGAGTTCTGCGGCAGCTCTTTTTCTTTCGGACGTGTAGCCGTGGCGTTTGCTCTTTAAGGCTTTTTCTGCTTGCTTGAGGTTTCCAACTCCCCAAGATGCCGCTTTGTTGAGTTTTTTCCATTCATCCGGTGCAACTTTTACGGCTTTAAGTGTTGCCGTGTTGATCTCGTAATTGTCTTTGTCTTCTGGGTGTAAATCTTCGCAAACTGGAATATATTCATGTGTTCCCATGTTTTCACCGATATTCCATACGAAAAAGCCGACAGGAATTTTTTCCACGATTTCAAAAATATCAGTTTTTTCACAAAGTGTAGAAGTGCTATAAATTTTGTTGTTTTCAATTTTTACTATTCTCATGTTGTCGTCCTCTCTTTCTGCGTTTCATTTGATACTTTTATTATACATAAATTAAGCACTAATGTATATTGACAAAACACACAAAATTAAGCACTAATATCATATCAGAAATTGTGCATTATTATTAAGCACTAAAAAGTTATTGACTATTTAAGCACTAATATATATAATGTAGTTATAACAATGCAAAGGAGGTTTGAAGCATGGCAGTAACAGAAAATGAGAAAGTGCTAAAAAACAGGCAAGCAGTAAAAAAATGTATGGAAAGCAGAGACAGAATAAACATAATATTACCGCAAGGCACAGTAGACAGAATAAATGCATATGGACTAAAAACAAGTGCATTTGCGAGACAGTTAATATTAGAAGAACTGGAAAGAATGGACAAAATGAAAAAATAATTTAAATTAAGCACTAAAATATGTTGACAATTAAGCACTAATATGTTATTGTATAGTCAACAGGAAACAAGCAAAGAGAGAGGAGAACGAAATATGAAAAAAGTAAAAAGAAGCTATAAAAGAGAAATGGGCTTCATTTACGTATACAGTAACAATACTGTATACACCATATCCATCTATGACGGCAACTGGAGTTGCTGCAAGGTTGGAAATCGTACAGCAATGGGTCAAATACTGACCCAAGAAGCATACGACCGTTATGAGTCTGAGTGCTCCAAGGTCGGAGAATTTGAGTTGAAATAGAGAGGAGAAGAAAACATGAAGAAATATTATGTATTTGAAGATAACTATGACGTTGAAATCTTCGAAAGCAAAGGAGAAGCGGTTAGACATTATGAAATCCGTTTAGACAGATTAACAAAGGAAGAGAAAAAAAATTTGGAATATTTTAGACTTTATGAAATAGAGACAGACACGAATCCCAATGATTACGAGGGGGATTTAATTGACTTGATAACAGAAATGATTTTTAAGATTAAATAGGAATGGAAGAATAAGAGAGAGGATGGGTAAATGTTAGAACTATACGGAAACTATTATAAGTTATTTAAAGGTCATGGAACAACGCCCCAGAAAATAACAGTAGTTGCTATAGATGGCTATGATGTCACGTATATCATGGGGCATCATAGCAAAGATGAGCTTTTGAGCCGTGGCGATACGGTGGATGAAGCAATAAGAAACATGTGCCTTGTAAAAAGCAAGTGCAATGTAAGCAAAATCCTTACGCAAGCCACAAAAAAGCAAATAGAAGCTTTGCACAAGGAAGAAAAGAGAATAAAAAGAATGATTGTGGAAATGGATAGAGCAAAACAGCAAGTTATCAGTTAAAGCATCCGACAGGGTGCTTTTTGTTTGCATTATACAATAACATGCGATATAATAGTTATATATAACATGCATATATAGTATGCAATATCTCTTGTTATATCGCAAGAAAGAGAGGAAAACATGAAAGATTACCAAAAAAGAGCAAACGACAACTATAGGTCAAAATTTGATATAGTGCAAATTAGACTAGCAAAAGGCACTAAAGAGCAAATAATTAATAAGACAGGTAAATCTATAAGCCAGTATATACAAGATTTAATAGATAAAGATTTACATAATAATTCTGATTTACCAAATACATCAGAATACCTCTCAAACGTCACAGAATCGTCTAGGACAAATGAAAATGAATTTGACGATAAAATTATCGACAACGATATTAAAATTGATTCTAGGGCATTTAAGAAGCATGTGCCGACAGAAGAGGAAGAGACAGACAACCGTATGCGGTTATTGAAGCTACAGGAAGAGATAAACGCAAGGAAGACATGTATTGTTAAGCCTGTAGAGCAAGAGCCAACACTAACCGACATAAAACTACCAGACAAACCACCGTTTTAGACATTAAAATATTTCCAAATTTTACCCGTTGTTTCCATTTTGTATACATTTTGTATACGTAGGTTAGTATAGGTTAGGTAAGGTTAGTATAGGTTATATATCGCGTATACGCGCGAGACAACAAAAATTTTCCTGTTAAGAGCAAAACAGTTTTTAAATTTTGGATTTAAAGACAGATTTTGCTTATCGGTTTAAATTTCCATTGCCGGATATATTTAACCGATTATCTACTGGATAATTTTTTTAAAAAAACCTATTGCATTTTTATAAAATGTGTTTTATATTAACAATAAGCTCATACGAGAGCTTTACACGATTAAGATTTTTAGGACGGTTTACATACCGTCTATTCTAAGGAATTGCCGAGAGCAAGGCGCAAAAGCATATAGCATTTAAACAGTGCTAGTGTTTTTAGTTTTGTTTCTCGGCTTTTTTTATTTTTCTAAGGAGATGATCAGGAGCATGGAGAAGGTAACAGAACGGGACGGAATGGAAATATACGAAAATGATATAGCTATGGCTCTATCTATGTTCTGCGAATCTAACCAGATAGAGAACATAAAAACAGAATCACAAAGTGTATGGAATGGCGCACTAAGGTATATCAGAAAAGTAGTATTTCCAACTAAAGATATATTAAAATCTAAGACTATATATAATATTAATAATAACAGTATTCCGAGCAATTGTAATTGTTATAATTATAATTTAATTAATGATATCTGTGATATATATATAGATTTATGTTTTATTTATGATAAAGAGATTAGTCTAATGGGATTTAGCAATATGACAGGGATAAACATAGACACGTTTATTGATTGGGGGAAAGATAATAATAAACTGAGTCGGTCGGGTTGTGAAATATATCAAAAATTGTTGTCTTACAGAGAGGAAAGTCTATCTGATAAATTGGCAACAGGCAACAAAAACCCTGTTGGAATATTGGCAATACTCAACAGACACTATCAATGGAATCTGCCTGGCGTGAGCCGAGAGAAAACTAATAATACAGCACTACCAATGTCAGAGTTGCTACAGTTAGGTGCAAATAATGGCAGTTTCCAACAGTTAGAAGACAATAATAGTATTGTTGACAGTAATACAAATAGCTAGAAATGCAGTATTTACAATGGTTTCAAGGATTTTCACAATGGTATTAAAGAGTACGGAAAATTAATATTTTGCGAATAGTTAACACACGTTCGATTAATGGAATGAATCTGGCAGGCAGGGGGAGGGGGTCGGAAAAACGGACGAGACAGCCCCTACTGAGTAACCCAAACCACCAGATAAACAAAAAGCCCCTTATCCAACACGCAGATATTAATTATCCAGACACCCTATTTTAAAAAATTTTTCAAAAATAAAAAAGGAGTCAATATATTCACAGGAATTATTCTTATATGGATTTTGATTAAGTTACAGGCACCAACATGGTTATTCTGGTTAGCAGGAGTGAGAATAACAATATCAGTTTTTGAAATACTTCTGACAGTTTACAAAACAGGTAAGGAGTCATAGCCATGTTAATCTTCGGCAAGCAAATCACAGACGAGTGTTCCAGATGCGGTCAAGTCTTAGAATGTGATTTGTTCCGGCAGGGGCACGGCATCAAATGTGATCGCCAGAACATATCAAAGATGCTGGAATGCCAATTTGATCACAGGGAGAAGAGAGAAAATGATGGTATCTCTGGAAATACATAGAATTGGCAGAAAGGTAGACTTGTTATGTATCGGTTAGAAAGAAAAGGATTTTGCATTTCCAAAAATCAAATAGCGGTTATACCAACAATTTGGATTGCTATAGATAACATGGCATACACGGATAAGAATTTTTCGATAGAATTTCATTTTTTGATAATTCATACAGGACTACTTTTTATAAAACAAGGTTAGGCAACGTACTCAATCGGTAAAGAGGGCTGTTTGCTAAACAGTTAGGGCAGAAATGCTGAGTAGGTTCGACACCTACCGTTACCGTTGTCCTGTTTTCAGCATTTTGGACAGGACGTACACACCATCTACCTTTTCTTCCGAGATAGGTATGTAATCTCCTCTACACCAGTTAGGACTACTGTTAAGGGCGGTGAGAGACCGTCCGGCTGGTATCAGTCGAGTGAAATCCCCACAACACTTGACCGCTTGGTGAAAACCCGAACCATAGCTTACGCAGATATGACCGTTACAGTCGGATTCCCCTTTACTTAGTGGCAATAGCTTAAAAGGCAGAGCAGGGCAGAGGTTTCCTATGCGGTGGTTCGATTCCACCTTGCCACTATCGGTAATTCAAGTAATTGCCCTATCTGCGGTAGAAAGTTGGTAGAATAATGATTAAATGGATAAAAGGCTCAAAAGAAAACATTGACGTTTCAAGAATTAACCAACTAGGAACGGTTACAATAGGCAGAAATGAAGAAATAATTGATTGCACGACATTAGGTGATGAGCCTGTTATCCATGCGAACAGTAAAGAGGATAACAGGATTTTGAAAAGAGTGTTTGGGAGAGATTGAGAGAATGAAAGAAACTATTTTATACATTTCCAAATCAGAAAAAGATATTGTTAGTTTTTTAAAATATCTTCAATCAAAGCTAAAAGCAGAGCAAAAGGAATGTACCCTAGATGAAAAACACGATATTTTAAAAGTACCAAAATATTACGATATTGTCGGAAAGAGTATTCATGGGAACATGCTTGGTGCAGGCTATGGATATTGCAAATATTATTGTTTTTCAGAAGCGTATGATAGAAATAAATACAGTGATGCAGAAAATGAAAAACTTAAAGAAATTCTTATGCACACAAGAGAGGGTGCGGAGAGAATAACAGGACTTGATATTTTATGTATGCTAGGGTTAGTTTAAAAGGCGGTGGAAGAATGAAACATCAAAAAGAATGGCACACTTGCGACAGGTGCGGTGCAGAAATTAAAAAAGGAATACTGTGCGGAAATTCTGTTACAAGGAATGGTATTTTAAATACCACATACGACTTGTGCCCTAAGTGTATGGAAGATTTTGAGAGGTTTATGAGGAATGAAGAACATTGATAATCCTTTGTCAGAGTATCAACCACCATCTAAAGAAGCGATGATAAATTTTGGAATAGATATTTCAAGAGAAGTGGTAGAAAAATATGCTTTGGAAAAGTTTGGCAGACTGCCACAAAGCCATATTGAAATGAATTTTGCTAGTTGTTCTAAAATAAATGAAGAAACAAGGAGATTTATGGGGAATGAAAAGAATACTTAAAATTGTAGCAAAGACATTAATTGAATATGCCAGAATAATTGCTATTTGCTTTGTTGCTTGCGTAATAGGAGCAATTTTTTATGTTTTTTTAGGCAAAATAGCATATGCGTGCTATTGGATAGCAGTTATTTTGCTTGTGATTATCAAAGATATAACGATAAAATCAAAAATTCAGGAAAGCACAAAGATTAAATTATTACTTTTACAGTATGAGGACGGAAGTACAAGTTTGTGTGTCGGGGATAAGCAAATTAGGCATATGACAAATATTGATATGCATATTGATAAGCTTCAGACAAAACTGGAAGTAGACCAAGTAACAAAAACTGGGAAAGTAACACATGTTGTTTTAATGGACGGTGGAAAGAATGAAGATAATTAGAGAGGGCAATCTAGAACTTGCTAAGAAAACTATTCGCTTTGAGTGTAAGGAATGCAAGACCATATTTGAAGCGGATAAGGGAGAATATGAATATTGCGGATGCCAGATTGAAGGTGACGAATGGAAAGCTGAATGTCCATTGTGCCACAAAACAGTATATTGCAGCTAAAACGATATTACCGGCTAACAAATGGAGTTAGTCGCTAACCTAAAACAGTTATAGGCAGAGGTCAAGGCACTTCTGCTATGCGGAGGTGTCCTTTTTGGCAAGTAAGGATTTAATAAACCAGTTAAAAGGTAATAACAATTACATAGAGCGAAAAGGAATCCATAACATTGTTAAAAATGGGGAATCCGAAGAAGTAATAAAAGCCTATGTCAATTCTATACAGTGGGGTATGTATAATGACAAAGACATACCATTCTCACTGGAAATTTCCAAAAAAACAAAGAAATTAATAGACAGCATAGTTGTGGAAAGCACAGGCGGCGGTCATATTGACGATTTAGAGATATACTGCGGAGATAATAACGCCGAATTTTTAGTCTTAAATAACTACTATGAGGTATTAAGACTGGAATCCGCATATCTGGTAGACAGCTTTTTCCGATATATTGAGATTGACGAAAAAGACCCATACAAGAGATTTTATTTTCCGAGAAAGAAAGTATTACAGCCAGTTGTAGGTGCTTACCAAGAAATATATGACGGTAAACTTGATTTTCTGTCTGTATCACAGCCTAAACGTACTGGAAAAACTACAGGCGGATTGAGACTTGCTATGATGATGGGTGGGCGTGACCCGGATGGCAGTATATTTGGTGTTGGTAAAGGAGAAGGACTTGTTAAAAGATTCTATGGTGGATTGCTACAGGGATTCGAGACAGAAAGTACTTATCAACGATTTTTAAGCGTATTTCCAGAAGCGACAAAGATAGGAGAAAATTACAAGAGTGCTGAAAATCTTTCAATTGACCTTAAAAAGAAAAATATATTCCCGACATTCACTTGTAGACCTATAGACGGTGCCATTGTAGGATGTACAGAAGCCAATGTTCTTGTATACATTGATGACTGCGTAAAAAACCACGAAGAAGCAAGGAATCGTGACCGCCTGGAGTTCCTTTGTGAAAAGGTTACGGATGATGTACTTGGACGTAGATTAGAGGGTACGCCTATTATTATACAGGGAACTAAATACAGTCTGTATGACCCGATTACAGCATTGCAGAATAAAGCTGATGAACTGGAATGGCGGTGGCGTGAAGTAGCCGTTCCTGCATTAGACCCTGTTACGGATGAGAGCAATTGGGAGATTCCAAGAAAAGATAAGCGAGGAATAAGAAAAATATTCACGACAGAATATTACCGTAAAGAGCGTAAACTTGTTTCAGAGGAAACATGGGAATCAGAGTTTCAACAATCCCCATTTGAAGCAAAAGGGCGTATGTTTGCAGAGAATGAGCTTAATTACTTTGAAGAATTACCAATTGACAGAGAACCAGATGCGATCATGGCGGCTTGCGATAGCGCAGATAAGGGAGAAGACAGTTGCTCAATGCCTATTGGTTATGTATACGGAAATGAGGTTTATATCGTAGATGTAGTGTTTGACAACGCCGGAACACAGTTTACCAAGCCGGAATGCGCAAATATGCTTATTAAGCACAACGTAAAGACGGTGACCTTTGAAAGCAACAGTGCAGGAGAATATTTCGGACGTGATGTAATGGAGCTTGTAAAAAAACTGGGTGGAAGATGCAGTGCAAGATATAAATTCAACTGTGCTAACAAGATAACCAGAATGGAAAACGCTAGAGATAATATCATACGTGATTATTATTTCAGAGATTTTAAGAAAATGGACAGGCAAAGTCAGTATTACAAATTCATGAAAGAACTTACCACTATGACACGTAGCGGAAAAGTAAAACATGATGATGCACCAGACTCTTTAGCATTATTTGAAAATGAAATGCGTACAGGAGTATCAGCAAAAGCCGAAGCAGTCCACAACCCATTTAGGAGGTATTGAGTATGCAGACAAGAGAGTATCTGAATCAAATAAGCAGACTTAACAGGATGATTAATAATAAGCTGGTGGAAATACAGCAATTAAGGGAAATGGCGTGCAATGTTACTGCTATACAGAATGATGAACGTGTAAAAACTTCCCCTGATCCAGACAGAATGGGAGTTACATTTTCCAAAATAGATGAAATGGAAAAAGAACTGGATAGAATGATAGACGGTTACGTTGAAAAGAAAAATGTAATCATAAGTCAAATTGACAGCATGGATGATGAAAATGTATATAATATTCTGTTTGCCAGATATATTGAGAAAAAGACTTTTGAAGTAATCGCAACGGAAATGAACTATTCTTTTCGCAATATTACAAGGCTTCATGGCAGGGCATTAAAGGAATTTGAAAAAAAATATGGTGAACAGTATATTGGATTATGATGTTGTCCTAGAATGTCCTATATACAGCGTGGTATTATTAAAATGGTTAAAGACCAAATCAATAAGTTTTCACACCTCTCTCAAAAGGCATCGTCTTTATGACGGTGCTTTTTTAATGCATAAAAGGGGGATTTATTTTGACAGAATCAAAAACAATATACTGCCCTATATGTCATAGAACGGTAGGCAGGCATGATATGCGGTCACAGACAAATACAATCTGTAAGTGCCGCAAATGTGAAAAGAGAATCATATACCACTATGACACAGGAGAGACAGAAACAAAGAGATTACCACAAAGAGCCACTTCTAGCGGCGTTTGTTTTGTATAAGGAGAAGCAATGAACAACAGGACTTTTCAAGAGCTGGTCAAGGGATGTTATGGTCGAAAAATTGCATATACAGATGTTGAGACTATTACACAAGACAACATTGTAAAAGTCATTGGTCAGTGCATTGGAGCCTTTTACTTTAACAAAATGGCTATAGAGTACCTTTGGAATTATTACAAAGGTGACCAACCTATCAGATACCGTGTAAAGATATCCAATGAGGATATTATCAATAAAATTTGCGAGAACCACTCTTACGAATGGGTGCAATTCAAGGTCGCCCAGACATATGGCGAGCCTGTCCAGTATATCAGTCGCAAGGATGATGATGAAACCAACAATGCAGTTGATGAGTTGAATGATTATCTTGTGGATGCTAATAAGCAGGAAAAAGATATAGAAGCTGGAGAATGGCAGTCGGCAACTGGAACATCATTTAAAGCTGTGCAGTTTGCTAATGGAGATATACCGTTCAGAATTGTAGCCCCCAGCCCTATGAATACTTTTATTATTTACAACCGTTCAACGAGAGAACCGATTCTTGCAGTGCAGGAATTGAAAGATATTGAGGGAAACTGGTATAAACAATGCTACACAGATTCCTATGAATGCAAGATTGTAAATAGCAATGTGCACGACTGGAAGGTACACGCTTTTGGAAGTATTCCTATAGTGGAATACCCAAATAATCCATCCAGATTATCAGATATCGAATTGGTAATAGATATAATGGACGCAGTAAACAATATGCAGTCTAACCGAATGGACGGCATAGAGCAGTTTGTACAGGCGTGGATAAAATTCGTAAATTGTGAGATTGACGAAGAAGAATTTAAAAAAATGAAAATGAACCACGCTCTTGTAGTAAAATCCATTAACAAGGATAACAAGAGTGATGTCGATGTAATGACGCAGGAATTGAACCAGACGCAATGTCAGGTTGCTAAAGAAGATTTGATTGATAATGCCTTATCTATTCTGGCAATTCCAAATAAGCAAAGTAATACAGGCGGCGATACACAAGGGGCGGTGCAACTAAGAAACGGATGGGATTTTTCAAAATCCAGAGCGAAGCTAAAAGACCCAATTGTAAAAACAGCAGAAAAACGCCTTGCAAAGCTGGTTTTAAATGCTATCCGCATAAAAGACCATGATTTGGGTCTTTCTATGAGGGATTTTGAAGTACAAATAAACCATAGTCCACAGGATAACATGTATACTAAGGCACAGACCTTATATCAGTTATTACAGGCAGGCATACACCCACTTGTTGCTGTAAAAACAGTTGGACTTTGGGGAGATGCAGAAAAAACTTATTTAGTTTCTAAACCGTACTTTGATGTATTATGGAAAACCATTGATAATGTCGAAGCAGAAGAAAAGAAAGCACAGGAAGTTATGGAAAAATTAAACAATCAGCAGAATAAGGCAACTACCGAGGAATAATCGGTAGTTGTTTTTATTTTATAAAATTGCACCTATGCGGTAAATAGGAGAAATCACAAGTTGAGCAACCAACGTAAAAAAGCGTAGTGAATCGGAGGTAATTTATGACAAGAGAACAGGCAAAACAGAATCTTATTGCTATCGGAGTGGCAGAGCCTACGGATGAACAGGTAAGCAATTATCTGAATCAGGTCAATGGCGAAACCAAAAAGGAGAAAGATAAAGCAGACCAGTATAAGGCAAAGGCTGATAATGCGGATGAATTGCAGAGAAAGCTGGATGAATTGGAAGCTGGAAATCTGACAGAGCTTGAAAAGGCAAATAAGGCATTAGACACAGCTAATCAGCAAATCGCAGAATTGCAGGAAAAAAATGCTATTAGAGATTTGCGTGAAAAGGCTATGACCGATTTCAAAGTAACCGCAGAACAGGCAAAAACAATTGTAAAAGAAGATGGCAGCTTTGATACAGCCGAACTCGGAAAGATTATGTCCGAAAAAGAGACCGCAGCGGCACAGGCAAAGGAACAGGAGATTGCAAACAATTCTACTAATCCGGGCGGCGGTACTGCTGGCAAAGAAAATGAAAATAAGACTACTGCTGAAAAACTTGTTGAAAAGTTATACGGCGGTCAGAAACAAAATAATGATATTTTATCACACTATGTAGGAGGTAACTAAGATGATGCAGTTTGAGCAGACAACATACGCTGGCGATGTTGAAATCTTAAAAAGAAAGCCGTTTGAAGGAATCCCTATGACACTTGATTTTACAAGCGTTGATACAAAACTGGCAAACGGTAAAAAGGTTGTAAAAGCAGGAACCCCTATCGGTTCTACAGGAGTAGCAGATAACACGGCTACAGTAGTGGGAATCTTATTACATGACGTTACAGAAGATAGACCACAGGGAACGTTGCTTAAAAAGGCATATATTGACAAAACAATTGCGCAGACACATTCAGGCGTTGAAATCGCGGCAGTTGCAAAAACGGCATTGCCAATGATTGTTTTTGAATAATTAACAGGAGGTAAAAATAATGCTAGTAAATGAAGTAGTAAATACAAAGGCTATTGTACTTGCGGCTACAGAAAACGCAAGTAATACAATTCCTTATCTTGGTTTACAGTGGTTTCCAGAGAAGAAAAAGTCAGGTCTTGATTTAAAGTGGATTAAGACACACAAGGGACTTCCTGTATCACTGAAACCGTCTAATTTTGATGCGCTGCCAACAATCAGAGCAAGGGGCGGATTAAAGACAGAAAAAACACAGATGGCATTTTTTCGTGAACAGATGATTGTCACAGAAGAGGATGCTCAGGAAATTGATAGAATCAAAGATGAAAACGATCCGTATTTGCAGGGTGTATTGCAGAGCATTTATGATGACACTAATACTCTTGTAAGCGGAGCGGAAGTCGTACCAGAAAGAATGAGAATGTCTCTTTTCTCAACAACAAATGGACATCCTACAATCGGTATTGAATCTGACGGTGTTAAGTATGAGTATGATTATGACCCTAACGGAGAATACACGAAGAAGCATTACTTAAAATTGCAGGACACGGCTATGTGGAGCGATACTACAAATTCTAAGCCACTCACTGACCTTAATAATGCAAGAAAAGCACTTGCAAAATTAGGAAAGATTGCTTCCTATGCGCTTATGAACTCTAACACATTTAATTATCTGTTAGAAAATGCGCAGGTCAAAAATGGTATTCTTGCGCAGAACTTAACGGCAAACATTGAACTTACAGATGATAATGTTGTCTCTATCACAAAATCAAGAACAAAACTTACTATTGTTCTTTACGACAAGATGTACATTGACGATGAGGGAAACGAACAGTATTTCTACCCTGATAATAAGGTTACGTTACTACCAAGTGGTTCTCTTGGCAATACTTGGTTTGGAACTACTCCAGAAGAAAGAACAGCTTTACAGGTTGCTGATGTAGATGTTTCTATGTATGGTATGGGAATTGCAATTGCTAAGAAAGTTGAATACGGTCCTCCTGCAATCACATCTGTTACAGCTTCAGAAATCGTGCTTCCTTCTTATGAGAATATGGATTCAACATTTGTAATCGAAGTACATTCTGCTTAGTAGGAGGTATCTGGGATGAAGTATCCGTATATCGTAAATAAAAACGGTGTTTGGTATCCAGCAGGAACAGAAGTGCCAGACGGAAATGCTGATAAAGAAGTTAAAACAGAAAATCAGACATATACAAAGACAGACATTAACCGCATGAGAACTGCAGACTTGCAGAAGTTAGCAGGAGAAAAAGGAATTCAAAATGCCGATTCCTTTAGCGGTGAGGATTTAAAGAAAATGCTTATTGAATTGATAAACTTATAAGGAGTCCGTATGGAAAAATACAGTACTTTACAGAAAGTAAAAATCAGGCTAGGACAATTTCATACAGAGGAAGTCACAGACCCCGACACAGGAATTACGTCTGATGTTACTGTATTCGATCGTAAGGAAGATAACCCACTTATTGAGTTACTGTTATATCAAAATGAGCAATTAGTAATAAATGCTTCTGGAATATCAAGCGCAAAAAAAGAAGAATACTTAAAAAAGAAAGAAGAAGCTATTGTTGAACTTGCGCTTTATGATCGTAACAAATTAGGAGCAGATTACAGTGCCAGCTATTCAGAAAATGGAATAACAAGAACATGGAATAGCAAAGAAGACATATTATGTTATTATGATATTTCTTGGCATGTTAAAGCTCTCTGAATTGTATGAAAAAAGAAGATTGTGCATGACCTTTTTACTTGAATCAGTAAGATGGTCGTAGGCGGCGCACAGTAAGAGGTGGAGGGCGGTGCGCCTATATTAAATTGCAGGAGATATAAAATGAAAGAAATTTTATTACAGACTTACACCATAGCGTTACCAATATTGCTTGGTTATATAGTTTGGCTTCTGAAGCAACAAAAAAAAGACAAAGACGCCAATAGTAAAGGTACAATGTTACTTTTGCGAGTGCAGCTTATCGAATATCACGATAAGTATATGAAACTCGGCGAAATACCATCTTATGCGTATGACAATTTTGTTGAAATGTATAACGCATATCACGCATTGGGCGGTAATGGTATGGTAACCAAAATGTATAACGAAATACAGGAAATTCACTTAAAGAATGGAGGTAAGGATTAAAATGGATATAACATCAGTATCAACAGTAGTTTCAATCGTAGTGATTACTTATTTGATCGGTATTGCGTCTAAAGCAATTCCAAGCGTAAAGGACAATTACATCCCGATTATCGTAGGTGTGGCAGGCGGCATCTTAGGCGTAGTTGGAATGTACGTAATTGCTGATTTTCCAGCAAATGACGTGCTGAATGCTATTGCAGTCGGCATTGTATCGGGATTGGCAAGCACAGGCGTAAATCAGATTTATAAACAGGTAAAAAATGCTTGATATTAATAAGCAGAAAATGAAATACGCCTTGCAGGGTCAGACCGTGACCGTTGAGGAAACTGACGAATATGGAAACCCAGTGTATGAGGGATATACGGACGCAAGTGGAAACTTCATTCCATACCTTGATTCACAGGGCAATCCGATTCCAAAGACAAAGGAAGTAAGCGGATTCTCTGAACCAGCTACGTTCTATGCAAATATCAGTAATAAGCTGTCAGAAGTATTGGTAAAGCAATTCGGCATAGACGATAGCACATCATATGTGCAGATTGTTACAGATAAAGGATATCTGCCTATCAACAATGGTGATGTCGTATGGAAGAAATCAGAAGTTATTCTGAATGATGATGGATTGCCAGACGAGAACAGCGCAGATTACATTGTAAAGGGCGTAGCTGATGAGGGATTGACAGCAGATTTATTCCTGTTACAGAAAGTTGTTAAGTAGGTGGATGTATGACAAAGAAAGTTATCTCCATGACGTTATCACAGAAATCCGTACAGAACGTCATAAAGGAGCTCAGAAGCTATCAATATTCATTGGAGTATAAATGTAGGCTATTAGCTGAAAAACTTGCTGAAAAGGGCGTAGAGATTGCCAGAGTACAAGTTGCAGACCTTGATGCAGTATTTACTGGCGATTTGATGAGAAGTATTCATTCAGAGCACGTAAGAGATATAAAAGGCGGTGGCGTATACTCGGTTATAGCTGATGATGAATCAGCATTGTTCGTAGAGTTCGGAACAGGAATTGTCGGACAACAAAGCCCTTATCCAGGCAAACTACCAGATGGTGTTACATGGGAGTATGCAAGCGGTAAGACCATAAGACAATTAGCAGACGGACGCTATGGATGGTTTTACCGTGACGATAACGGTCAATGGTGGTTTACAGAGGGTATGCCTAGCAGACCATTCATGTACTACACGGCTAATGAACTTAGAGACTTGATAATGGAAACTGCCAAGGAGGTGTTCACCGTTGATTGATAATTCATGGGCTTTACGATTGCAAGACCAGTTATTCAACATGTTTTCACATGAAATGAAGCTGGCATATGGAAGCAAGTATAAGAACCTTTACTTGACGCAGGATGAAGCAGTCACAGGAACACCAAAGTTTCCAACAGTGCTAATGAGACAGATAGGTGCTACAGAAGCAGGACAGGATTTAACAGGAGAGCGGATAAACGCTGTAAGACCAACATTTCAGATTACCATTAACTACCAAGGTGAAAAAGCAGAAGACAGGGCAGAATTAGTTGATATGACCGCAACGGCTATCAACTTTTTTAAATGGAAAAGGTTTGAGATAAGCAATCCTGTTTATACGATAACCAATAAAATCAGGACGGCAACATTTAGGGCAAGCCGATTATTCGGCTCTATGGATCCACTACAATAACTATTAACTGGCACACAACAGGGTGTGTCACTGACCGCATTAATTAGCGGTAGAAAGGACGGTATATATGGCGGCAACTATAGCTGGCTTATCCAGTCTAGGTATTACGTTTGGTTATGGCGTAGAAGATACAGCAGGAACAAAACCAGATACATTTACCCAGTTGGACAGAATTAATGCTATCGGCGGTATCACAATTGAGAATGAACAAATTGATGCATCTGCACTGGAAGATTTGGTTTCCAGATACATTCAGGGGCGTGGTGATACAGGCGGTTCATTTGCAGTTACTATTAACTTTACAACAGAAACTCTCACACAGTGGGAAACGGTAATTTCTACTTACACAGCACTAACAGGTGGTAAGAGAATGTGGTTTGAGACCATTATTCCTAAGTTTGAAAAGGCTTTCTTTGTTGTGGCACAGCCACCTACAGCCATTCCTGCGCCAGAGTTTGCACAGAATGAGCTGCTTACCCTTGAAATGAACCTTACAATCGAGGAATACAAGGGCATGGAAACAAAGGTAGCATTTACCTAAGCAACAGTTAGACAGATTTTAGGGGCGGTCTTAGGACTGCCCCTTTTCTTACTAATAGTAAGGGAAAGGGAATAGATATGTTAACAATCAAAGTAAATGATAAAAAGTACACAATTAAATTTGGATATGAACCAACACTGAAATCAAGATTACTTTCCAGAGTTGCAAAAATGACTGTAAATATGAAACAGGATGCAGAAGAAAATCTGGAACAGATTGAGAATATGCTTTTATTTGTACCTGAAATGGTTCTGGTAGGCTTACAGAAATTCCATTCTGATGAGTTTGGCTACAATCTGGACACAAATGACGGCTACGAAGAAGCAAAGAATAAAGCTTTTTCACTGGTCGGCGATTATGTAGATACTGGTGATGTGGATATCACAGACTTTTTCACAAAATTAGAGGAAGAGTTAACATCTAACGGTTTTTTAAAAAATATGTTCGAGAAAGAAGTGGAGAAAGCACAGGCGAACTCGGACAACAAGAAGAAAGCCGAGAATTAACATGGGGATTATACTGTGAGGAAATACGTCCTTATTGGCTACTGGTCACTAAGGGGTATGGACTCACGGTACATGATATAGACTGGTCTTGCCCTGCTGACCTACAGCCATATGCACAAGCATACAGGCTGGAAAATCAGAAAAAAGATAATGATGCATGGGCTATGTTTGGCTCTTATGGCATATCTGCCCTTACGGTTGCTATTGACCATTGCTTGAATGGCAGAAAAGCACGTAGCAGTTACATTGATAAGCCAATTATGAAAGAACTTGAAGAAAAAAATAAGCCATTATCTGAAGAAGAAATGGACAGACAGAGAGAACTGTTCGTGGCAAAATTGGAAGCCATGAGAGTTAATTTTGAATTGAATCACAAAAAGAAAGAAGCTGATAAAAAATGAGTTATATCGGTATAGACGTATCGGCATATCAAGGAACTATTGACTGGGCAAAAGTCAAGGCAGGCGGCATCCAGTTTGCCATCCTTAAAATCATCCGTAAAGATTTGAACCGTGATAAGCAGTTTGAAGCTAACTGGTCAGGCTGTAAAGCAAACGGATTGACGATACAGGGCGTTTACAACTACAGCTATGCGACAACAGTTACAAAGGCTAGAAATGATGCAAGGAAAGTAGCAGAAATTCTTAATGGTCGTGAGACAATGGTATGGCTGGACGTTGAGGACAACTGTCAGAAAGGACTGGGAAGCAAACTGATTGACATTATCAATGCTTACGGTGATGTTATCAGAAGTTATGGACTGGCTTTTGGCGTGTATACTGGAAAGTCTTTCTATAATTCCTACATCAAGCCATATGGCGGCGTGAAATATCCTATGTGGATTGCGGCATATGGCAAGAATAAGGGAAACATGGACTTGAAGTACCAGCCACAGATTGAAAATATGGTAGGCTGGCAGTACACGTCTAAAGGCGTTGTAAACGGCATTAATGGCAACGTTGATATGAATGTATGGTACAGGGAATTAAACGAATTACAGACCGTCTACGAAACGCACAATAACCCATATGCAGAGCCTACACGCACATTGTACAAGACATTCCCTTGTATGCGTGGGGATGATGTGAAATGGCTACAGACGGAACTTATTTATCATAAGTGCCTGTCTGCCACAAATGCAAAAGGCAAGAGCAACATTGATGGTATCTTAGGAAATGATACAGCTAATGCAACCGGAGTTTTTCAAAAACGTGTAGGAATCACGGTAGATTGCAAGGCAGGAAAAGTAACAAGAGAATATCTGAAAAGATAACACAGGGGCGGTAGAGGTCATAGTCTACTGCCCTTTTTACTGGCTATCGGTTGGAGGTAGTCACTCACTTTAACAGTTGAAAGTAGGTGCAGTATGGCAGAGATTGATTCACTGGAAATTCAAATTAAAGCGCAGGCAACAAAGGCGAATAATGCGATTGACAAGCTGATTACAAAACTAGATAAACTGTCTACTTCATTGAACAGCATTAATACCAGTAATTTGAATGGTCTTGCGAATAGTGTGAATAGGCTTTCAAGTGCAATGCAGAGCATGAATAATGTAAAAACTGCTGACTTTACACGGCTTGCAAAGGGCATAGAGAAGATATCCACAGTAGACACAACTAAAATAAACCGTGCGGCATCCTCTATGAACCAGCTTAGTAAAGCGTTTGGAAATATTCAGGCTAGTAGTTCTGCTACTGCACAGATATCAGAACTGGCAAAAGGAATTTCACAGTTAGGTTATAAATCGTCAACTAAGGCTATAGAGAATATCCCTAAACTTGCTACAGCGATGCAGGGGCTTATGACAACGCTTTCCAAAGCACCGACAGTAAACAGAAACCTTATTGACATGACTAATGCGTTGGCGAAGTTGGCAAGAACAGGTTCATCCAGTGGTCGTGCGGCTTATTCGCTTGCAAGCAGTCTGAATGTTTTTAGCAAGTCTGCTAAAAGTGCAAAGATAAACAGCTTTTCCCTTGCTTCTGCATTTGGAAAATTATATGCATCATACTGGCTATTGTTCAGAGCGTTCCATAAGCTGGGGGAAGCAATCGACATATCGTCCTCATTGACGGAAGTAGAAAACGTTGTAAGGACTACGTTTGGTAATTATGAGAAGATGATACAGGACTTTTCCAAGACATCCATACAGGATTTTGGTATGTCCGAGCTGACGGCAAAACAGGTAGCAAGCCGATTCCAAGCTATGGGCGTTGCCATGGGATTCTCACAAAAGAACATGGCGAATATGTCATTGGAATTAACGAAGCTGACCGCAGACATGGCATCATTCTATGATATGTCACAGACGGATGTTGCAAGGAATTTACAAGCTATCTT